TCTTGCACATACAAGAATGTGTCGGTGTAGAGAAAGTTTTCAAAAACTATGTCGCCCACATTGTTGAGATTGAGGTACCGCAGGCTGAATCCCAATACCAAATCTGTGATTTGTGTATCACCCAGAGCATAACCAAACAGCTTAGTACCCGCAAAGGTGGTGCTGGGATATACAGCGAGATCGCCAAGGCTGCGTCCGTTCACATCGTATATGTCAAACAACGGAGCCTGATTAACATTGGTTTTCTGTTGAGCACGTATCCAATCTACACCATCATACCAAAAACTAAGACCTTGTTGAGTATTGCCGCTGAGACAAACCACGGTCTGATCGATCAAGGACTCACCATTTTCTGCAAGTGTGAGGTTGATTATCTTGGGCGACCCTGGCACACCATCAGGATCGATGAATTCTACCACATATATGCGATTACGCACTTCAGGATCGAGATCAGCTGCAAATATCACCCGGCTACCATTGATAAATGTATAGCCATCGATGTTGTATTGTACCTGGCCATTGATATCACTGAAAGCATCAGTGGCCTGGAAGTCAATGATGTTCACTGGTTGCTTGCCTTGTGTGCCAAAGTTGTAGAGATCTATGTTGGCACGGAATTCGATGATGGGTCGGCGGGCCCGATATTCGTTGTCTAAAACAGCGATCTGATTGTTGTAGGCAGCAGTGGCCTGGATCACGTCTGTGTGGAACCAACGGTTGCTGCGACTCCAGGCATTGAGATCTCTGCTGGCACGATTGATGGTGAGATAGTCTGTTACTTGAGGAGCATTAAGGCTGGCATCATAAGGAGTGCTGTCATAGGATGTGAAATCGTAGGGTATGGTTTCACTCTTGGTATAGGTTTCTGGTGTGACAAAATTGGACACTGGCAGCAGTTTGATACCGTTTCCCTGCGTGGCATTGAGCACTCCTTGCGTGCTCAAAGGAGCTCCCGCCGGGCCACCTGCTCCAGGATTGGCCAGGCTTTCTTGTACTGTGTCATAGATGAACTGATGGAAAGTGTCTACGTGCGTTGGACCGGTCATCTTCTGTCCTTGATGCACATGAAACGCACCAAAATATGCCTCTCCGTCAATGAATCCCACGCGAGCATCTATACCGGGTCCGCTACCGACACCTTCCACATAGTATTCTAAGTTTTGATATCTTGACGGATTGATGGTACCACGGAACTGCACTTTTAGTCCATTGGTGAATACCACGCCGTTGGGGCTGGTATAATTCTTGGCACCGATGATTTCATCAATGTCCAGGGTATCAACCTGTTCAGGATCTATTAGTCGGATGCGACCAAACAAGGCCGGATCTGATGAATCTTGATAATACACAGTATCCAGCACGGCTGTAAGCAAGGGAATCTGTTCAAAATATCCGGATGAATTTTTATACCATTGAGTGCTGCTGTATTGGGCACCAAACACTATGCGGAATTTGCTGAGATTGGGCACTGCCAGTATGCTGTTGAGCTGCATGTAGGGATTGCCATCATCATCCAGCACATATTGTATCCGCCATACAGAATATCTCTGTGCCTGGCTGGTGATATCTGTGGTCTGGTCAAACAAGGTGGTGTCATAACTGCCCACCAATCCGTTGTTGGTTGCGACCTCGGCCAAAGGATCAAACTGTGTGTTGATCTGCCAGCCACCGGCCTCAGCATCCACAGTGGTATTGGTGAATACCACGGTGCGATTGTTTAAATTGGTTATGCCGTCGATGCCATCGGGGTTGGCTGCCAGGAAGGTGCTGACATAAACATTGTTGAGTTGATTGAACTTGAGATCAGTAAGCAGATCCACTGTGCCGAGATCGTTCAAAGAATAGTAAAAATCCTGGGCGGTTTTCAGCGGCACATTGAATGTCACAGTGCCTTGGTCTTCACCGTTGTTGACCACGCCCAGAACATCTCTGCTGCTGATATTGGGAGTGGCCGGCATGGTGCCAGCAACACCGGGTGCGGCCTGTATCCAGAATCCAAAGCCGGGTTGATTGACCTGGAAGGTATAGTTGCCACCACGCACCAGGGTGATCACAGGATTGCGGCCGGATTCGTCACTGAATTCGTAGCCAGCGGAGGTACGTGTGATTTCCCAGGCGTCGGTGAGCGGAATAGTGGTGCTGCCTACGTCTACCGAATCTGGGCCACCTGGCAACCAATAATACTGGCTGTAGTTGGTGAACTTGTCAAGGTCGCAGAAAGGATCCCAACTGTAGAATTCGCTGGAAAATAATCTATCAGCACGTTGTGTGTTGCTGCCCAAGAGATCCAAGGCATCGAGCATGCCAGGATAAGTGATGGCATCCAGCGGCTGTGTGGTTTCGGGTTTGAAGAATACAACTCCAGGCTCCAACTGATAGTCCGTGCGTACCGCAGTGGGTTCTGTGACGTAGTTGTCAGCTGGATTGACCCCCGGGCCGACACGACGTCCCACATAGCCCTGGGTGCGTTTGAGATTGGGTTCTTGTGTGAGTTGATCTAACGTGGCGGCCAGGAACTGCTTGTTGGTCTCAGTGCGGAATATCTCTGGCAGTAGATCTACTGTACGACGACTGGCCATCAGTATCCTCCACCACCGCTGCTACCACCGCCACCACCGCTGCTACCACCGCCACTGCTACTACCACCACCATAGCCGTAAGGTATTGGATTTGGAGTAATGCTACCAGATGACGATGAACCAGATGTCGACGAAATCGTGGCAGAAGTGGTAGCAGTACCTCTGCCTGCGGTGCCTTGGGCAAAGGTATTGGATGATGGATACAATCCTGACACTGATGTTTGGGTGCGTAGATTGCTCTGCGTGAGTGCTTCGATCACTTCAACATCCGTGACCGTGGCAGCGTTGGCGAATATCTCGTTGGGTGCTGATCGTATCTCATAGAGGTCGCCAAAGGTCTTTAGCGGATTCAACGGCACCAGCACCACTGAAGAGATTATGCTGCCCATCTGTTCGTGAAGATAGGCTGCCAGTTCTGAGAAAAAGAAACTGTCCCCAAAGTCCCATTTGTCTATGCTGAAATAGACGTTCATGTTGGCAATGACCTGGCTCTTGATTTCACTCACAGACGCTGTGGTCTTGGGTGCTCGCACTACCTTGATCACCGCACGCAGTTCTGGTGCGGCCTTGGCACCAAACAAGGGCTTGAAAAACACCGAATTCAACACCACGTTGTCAGATATCATCTTGTAGTCATTGAGACCGGAATAGGCCGTGGTCAGTTGATCTATGGTGGGTACAGCAGGTTCTGGCACAGTGCCAGTGGTGTCGCGGATGTAGTTCTGATACTGTGTGTAATATTGTTGCTCCACCACGTAGAGATCGATGATGTTGGTCACCCCAGGATCTATCACATTGGTCAGCGGAGAATTGTGTCTGTACTGGAAGTAAAGATTCTGGCGGCCCACCCTGCTGATGAAGTCAGTGCGTGTTAAGAGAGTGCGTTGTATCACACCGTTGATCAAGACCACTTGCAGTTCGTAGAATGTTTCTTCCGTGGTGGCATAGAATATCTGACCACTCACATATTCACTCTTGACCAGCTCGATGGCATCTTCCGTGGTATACAAGGTATTGACCACACCAGCGGCCACGGGCAGATATCTTTCAAGATCATCAAAATCTGTAGTGAGTTGTAGGAACACCAACTTGGTGGTGGGTGCCACTGTGGGTGCTACCAGAGTGTCAAAGAAATCAGGATCGTCGGCTATGCCATCACCGTCACTGTCGGTGTAACTCACGACCACTTGGTAATCGTCAATGAAGCCATCGCTTTCGATGGGCTGTGCTATGATATCCATGGTTACATCTGTGGGCAGAGGTTCGTTGCTGTCAGGGCGTGAGTTGGTTTTCAAAGCTTTGACAAAGTCATTGATAACCAGGCCCGTACGACTGTCATACACTTCTTCGAGGCCATCAAAGGTAAAGCGTGTTTGTATCACCGATGCCCAAACATAATCCAACTGGCGAGATGTCACGGTATAACTCACACCATCTGTGACGAACTGAATCAACCAAGAAGCATCGAGATTGGTGCCGGCGGTGCTTTGAGCGTTGGTCAAGCTGAACGCAGAATCCTGTGCGAGATTGGTGGACGTGATCAAATACCAGGTAGCCGTGAGATTGTCATAGCCCAGGCCAAAATTGCGGAACAGTTCGATCTGTTGCAGCATGCTCTGTTCCAGAGCAGAGGGTAAATCTGTGATGAATTTTGGTATGACCTGTGTGGCCAGGGCACCTGTGGGCACGAAATTGTTCAGGGCCACTGGACCAGATCCATCTGATAGGTTGCCCAGGCCATTGTTGGTACCATCCAACACCACAGCCGACACAGTGGCCCAGATCACTAATTTTTCATCAGCTCGCACAGGCACACCGGCCACAAGGCGATTGTTAGCATCAAAGAAGAATCCTGCAGGCGGCTCAAACTTTATCAAACTGCCTTGGGTGATGTAGCGAGCATTGTTGCTGGCATAACTGCCAATGCTCTGAGGTGCAGCGGCCGATCCCACATAGAAGAAACCCGTGGTCTCGTTGACCAAGCGAGTGCTTTGTTGCCACACCAGATTGATGACGGCCAGGTTAGGACGTGGGAAGTTAGCATAGTAAAACTGCAGGGTACCACGACTGGGCAACAAAGGCTCCACTGAGTTGTTGATAACATCCACGATTTCGTTGCGATCAATCCAGTCAAAATCAAACGTGGGCAAAACATTCTGTCTATAGATAACACCATCACTGGCAAAAATGTTTGTGCTGGAATATTTGCCAGTGACGTCAGTGAGATCAATGTAGCGTGATGTGCCCACGCTGCTTCGGGCCACGGCCTTTGATTTGATGATGGAGTTGTATCGGGTGAACGGGAAATTGTTGTAGTCTTCACCGTTGACCATCCTGTTTTGTGTGTAATACCGTGCGGGTGCTCGCTGTTTGATCTCCTCGATGCTCTCGCGTGCTTCGGCGTTGCTCACAGGCTGGGTGATGCCACAGGTGAATGTGATGGTTTCCAAACGACCAAAGCGACTGATGTAACTGATAGGGATCACCACGCTCTGCATCTCTTCGGGATTGATTATGTACTGCAGGCCGTTGCTGGCACGCACATAGGCACGGAAGAAGCCCACGGGCACTTCGGCAAACACACCATCACCAAAGACCAGGGTGATCTGATCATTGGCCCGGCTGGTGATGCTGTATAGTCGGCGTTGATCCGGTGCCAGTTGTTCCACGGCACCGGCATAGATGCTTTCCACAAAATCCCATTCGCCTGCGATGCTTCCTAGATCGTCCAGTTTGTACAGCCAATGGTCTTCTTGGTTGCAACCTTCGATGTTGACATTAACGGTGCGATTAGGGATGCCTTCCGCAAGATTAAAGTCTTGGTTCTGCAGCACGCCCTGTTTGAAAAAGAAAAAGTATCCAGTGTTGTCAGATCCAAATCCCAGTTGGTCATTGCGATACAGGATGTTGAATGCTCCTGAAGGTCTGGGTGCCACTTCGTACACATAGTCTCTGCCTTCGCTGGTGCCACTCACAGCTTCAAACGGCATGTTCACACCGTCCACTGTGGAGGTATAAGGGATCACTGGCAGGAATCCTGGCACTAAATTGATGGCGTACTCTGCGGTACGCACGCCCAGAAGATCTTGTTCGTTGCCAGGGCGACCAAATTTTTGACTGTCTACCAAGGCAGCATTGATGATCTGCGTGAACTGTTCCAACCAGTTGGGATTGGTAGGATCATTCCAGTCTATGGTGACATTGGAAAGATTGATACCATTGAAATCTGTGAGATTTTCCGTGGTAGTAACAGAAAATACTTTGAGGAATCCTTGGGCCGCACTGTTGCGTTTGGGGGTATAGCTCACCAAGTTGGCCAAACGAACCACTGAATCTCTGCGTTCTGCTGTGTCCAGGAAGTTTTCCCTGGCATTCAAATCGTTGCGGAATGCCAGGGCCTGGCCCATGAACGCCATCACATCCAACAGAGCGATAAACTCTGAACTCTCTATGTAGTCATTGAATGTTTCAGGATAGTACAGGCGGAGATAATCCACGAAACTCTTGCGTAGAGTTTCAAAATCATAGGATTGGAAGTCGGCTTCTCTGTAGGTCTGATACAGTCTTTTCCAGTCTTCTACGCCGAATATAGCAGTTTGTCTAGCAGTCTTGGCCATGGCTTCTCACAGTGGTCAAGTATTTATGGTGCTGGAAATATGCCTAGTTTTAGATGAAGCTGGCCCGGCGTGTTTCTTGGTCAAAGAATATGGCCAAGCGTTCTGCTGTAGATGATGCCACCACTTGTATTTCGATCTCGATCAAGATGCCGTTGTCCTGCGGATACACATTGGCGGATGCGACATAGATCCTGGGATCGCCACCGGCCACACGCTGGATCTCGGCCAGGATGGCTGTTTCAGTAGTTTCAGTCTGATTTTCAAACACATAACTCCATATGGTGGTACCGTAGCCGGGTCGTCCTGGCAGTTCGCCCTGCTGGATGTTGAAGGCGTTGGAGAGATCTCGTTTGATCAGTTCAAAATCCACCAAAGTGAATTTTTTGAATTGATTGATGGTGTTGAATCCTATGAACGTGGGCATGTGAGTATTTAACCAGCCAGCAATCTTGACAATCTAGCCCTGAGACCGGCCAATTCCGCCTGCTGTGCGGAAGAATCTTGACCGCGACGCTGTCGTGCAGCCACGATTTGTTCAAGATCAAAGATTTCGTTGTTGATCAAGGTTATCTGCTGGTTTAAGGGATTAGATGCAGAACTGGTTCGTACAGTTTCTCCACCACCAGTTTCCACTTCTACCACGGGCGGCAGACCCCTGACTTCACGTTCTTGATCTATACGTTCAATTTCTACGTCGTCGGCTTCATTGTCATAGACTAATTCTTCATTGGGCACGGAACTGAACAGGCCGCTGC